CCGCTATTTTGAATGAAGGTATCAAACACAAAGACAAAATCCAACCCCTGCAACTTAAGCGTGAGTTGGATGCTTGTCTTCCTATAATTCTGAAATCCATAGACGACCAAAAGAAGATAATTGAACCTAAAGACATACATAAAGTTGCTACAGTAGCTTCGGAATCACCAGAACTCGGTCAAATCATCGGAGAGGCTTACGAACAAATAGGACGGGATGGACATATCGAAATAGAGGCTTCCTCTCTTCCTGACACGTTTTACGAGGTTGTAGATGGTGTTAGAGTTCGGGCTGGATGGTTCGGAGGCTATTGGCAGAGTGAAGAAGGAAAACTTACTCTCAAAAATCCTAAAATCCTCATTACGAAAGACAAAATTACGAATGCGGGCCAACTTATGCCCGTAATTAAAGAAATGCGTGCAAAAGGTGAGACTGAATTGGTAATCTACTGTGAAGACATTGAACTTCCTGTAGCCGCATCCCTAGCAAAGAATACTAATCAGACTTTAGATGGTTCACTGCCAAGTAATTTGATTCCGCTCAAAACTCTCATAGTTAAAGCTCCTACTTTATGGAAAGATTGGTTTTACGAAGACCTAGCTCTAGTGACAGGTGCAAATCCAGTCAATAGCAAATTAGGAAATACATTCACTATGTTGAAACATTCCGACTTAGGAACATGTGAGAAACTTATTTGTACTAAATATGAGACTCAAATTATAGGAATAAAGGACATTCAAGAACATTTGGAAATATTAAAGACAGCAGGTATAAAGGACGATCAGCAACTGCTTCGTGCATCGTGGCTGAATACGAAGGTCGCTGTCCTTAAGGTCGGGGCTAATAGTGAAAGCGAACTGTCTTGGAAAATTAAGAAAGCTAAAGATGCGTGCCATGCCAGTTACTATGCTTTGAAAGATGGCGTTGTTTTTGGAGGTGGTAAGTCATTAGAAAACGCTGCCCTTGCTATACTGAAATTAAAAACAACAGGTGCTAAAATACTCATGACTTCCCTTCAGTTCCCCATTTCAGTATTGGAGTTTAATGGTAACTTAGTTCAAGTTTCAGATAGTGTATTAGACCCCGCTATTGTGGTGAAATCAGCTGTAACAAATGCTATAAGCATTGCAGGTATTATCCTCACTACATCAGGAGCTATCACTATTCCACAGGAGATAAAGGATAAGGTGGAGGCAATGAGTAATCGAATGACACCACGATGAAGTACAAACTTATAAGACTATACTGGAAGCTATTGAACTGCATTCCCTGTGAAGTCTGTTTCAAAATGAAACCGAGTTACTTTGTCTCCAAGAGAACATTCCACGGAATACAGAACATCAAAGGTGGAGTCATTACTTCTCAAGCAAAAATGTGTCCTGTCTGTTCGCGTGGATTCAATAAAGTTAAACACTCACTATGAAACTCTGTCAGACCTGTAACAAACCAACAAAGCAGTTAAATTGGTCATGGATACTGAAGATGTGGCAGTGCGTAAAATGCGACAGGAAAACCCAACTTACTAACAAGTAAACGTGATATACTATATACATTATGGCTAGACCCCTGGAATACAATCCATCTTACGTTGAAAAAGCAGAAAATTACCTTGCCAATTGCGTGGACAAATACGAGGAATTTCATAAAACACGTGGAGCGAAGAGTGATGGATATGATAGATTAGTAAGAGTTAATCTTCCAACGATAGAGGGACTAGCTATGGAACTTGACATAGCTCGTAGTACGTTGTACTTGTGGAAGGAGGAATATGCAGAGTTTTCGGACATTATTGACAAAGTTATGGAAAAGCAGGCGAATATGTTGATACAAAGCGGTTTATCAGGAGACTATAATCCGACGATTGCAAAAGTACTCCTTACGAAACACGGTTATAGAGATGCAATAGATACAGATATAACAACAAAAGGAGAAAAGATACTAGATAGTGAGAAGGTTAAAGAGTTGGAAGATAAATTCAATGCTTTCATTAAAAGAGACAACACAAGCAATACAGCATAAGAATATCCTGGCGTGGATTGTGAATAATCGTATTAAAACTGAAACAGGACAGGACTTTGATTTTCATGACCATAGATATTTAATAGACATATACTTGGATAATTCTAAGTACCTCTGTAGCCTTAAAGCGGGACAAATAGGTTTCAGTAATATGGCTATCCTAAAAACTATATGGCTTGCCCATTATCGTAAAATGGAAATAGGATATATTCTTCCCACCGTTGATATGGTTGAGAAGTTTGTTGGTTCAAAAGTTAATCGCATTGCCCAACAGAACCCTATTGTGGCTTCTTACATGAAGGATAAGGACTCCGTATCCCAGAAACAAATAGGAGAAAGCTTCATATTCTATCTAGGTGCTATGACTGATCGCAGTGCAATCATGCTTACATTGGATGCCTTGGTGGCTGATGAGTATGATAAATCTCCTCAAGAAGTCCTAGAAACGTACGATTCACGCCTGCAACATTCCAAAATAGGATATAAATGGGTATTCTCCAATCCCACTATTCCTGACTTTGGCGTCGATAAGTTCTGGAGGATATCAGATCAGAAGAAATGGCATGTTACTCATTTATGCGGGAAACGATATATATTAGATGAGTCTTGCATTGATTATCAGCAAAAACTATTTATTTGTCCTTCTTGTAAGAAAGAAATAACTGATGAAGAACGTCGAATGGGCGAATGGATACCAACCGCCAAAGGCGAATGGTCAGGCTATTGGATTCCATTGTGGATTAATACAATGCATACAGCGGCTAAGATATGTGAGTACAAGAAAACTAAAACTCCTGAATACTTCGCTAACTTTGTGGCTGGTCTTCCTTTCACAGGTTCAGGAAACAAAGTGAACGCCTCAACGGTAATCAAATGTATTTCACCCAAAGTAAACGATCAGTCGGATAGAGTAATCATTGGAGTGGATACAGGACTTCCTATACACTACACACTTTGCAACAAGCAGGGATTTTTCTACTATGGTAAATGCTCGGACCCTCTTACGGGAAAAGACCCCTACTTAGAATTGGAGGCATTGCTTAAACGTTTTCCCGGCTCTATTTTAGTCAGTGACCAAGGTGGAGACTTGATTGGTATTAGAAACCTACAGGCCAAGTATGGCGGTAGAGTATTCCTTGCGTGGTATAGAGCAGACCAGAAATCTATGGATCTAGCAAAATGGGGTGAAGGGACAGAATACGGAAAAGTGGTGATAGACCGTAATCGTGCTATTCAGTGGTTGGTAGATGAAATGACTGACAAGCGTATGGTATTCAACGGGACAGAAAGTGAATGGACGGAATATATCTCACACTGGCTTAATATTTACAGGGCATGGGAAAAAGACGAAAGTGGGCAGATTGACAAGACTAAGGGATTCAAATGGGAGAGAAACGGTGCCGATCATTACGTGCACGCCACTTTGTATGCCCGTATCGGATTAGAAAAGTACCAGACTCAATTTGCCCAAGTCATCGGTGCGGATGTGTTTGATGACATACCAATGGAACGTAACGCTACTCAACTTCTATGATTCCACAAGACATGACAGTTTTACATTTAACCAGTCTTGAGGCAGTTCGCTTTGTAGACTTTACCAAGCACTATGATATAATTGACAAGTTACAGAAATCTGGTGCATTTAATATTAGGAATGGAAGTGTTACACTTCACTTTGATGCGAACGGTAAAGTTTCTTCAGTGGAAAAGAAAGAGATGACAAGATTTTAATTCATGATATAATTGTAAAAACTTAATAACTGCTAACCTTACACAGGAGCGCATCCCAATCGGGAGCGTTCTTATTTTTAATAAAATAATCTATGTCAGATCCATTCGCAATGAATATTTCGGGAGTTACTAATTTAGTCAACTCCAAAATAAATAAAAATACTTCCAATCCGTTGACTTCACAGAACGAAGGTGTCGTCAGTGAAAAGATAGATGAGTTTGAATTGGACATGTCGGATGAGGAACTTATCCTTCTCGCCAAGAAATGGGAAAGCAGATATGCACCGTATGAAGCAAAGTTAAAACTACGCCAACAGGCGAATATGCAGTATTATTTGGGTCGCCAGAAAGAAGGTACACCAAGCGCCTTTGAGGACGGTAAGGGTATATCAGCAAATTTTCTCTTTGAAGCAGTTGAAACGTTCTTGCCAGCGGCTCTTTCACGTAATCCTGCTCCAGTTGTCTGGAGTGATAATACCCCAGAAGGTAACTCAATAGCAGATGCGGTAAAAACGATGCTTCAGTATCATGCTGATATACTAGTACTGCGTCGCAAGTTGGAACTGATGACACGAAAATGGACGGTAGACATGTTAGGTGTTCTCAAGCACGGGTGGGACTCAAAAATCGGGGACATTAAGACTGAAGTACGAGATGCAAAGAATTTTATCTTTGATTCATCGGGATATGTAGATGTGTACGGAGACTTCGTAGGATATTTGGGCGAACGCATAACCGTATCGGCTGAACGTCTCTGTGAGATGTTTCCTAAATATGTTTCGTATATCACCGTCATGGTTGAGGGTAAAATGGGCACAGATGTTTCATATACAGAATGGTGGACAGATGAGTATTGTTTCTATACATTCAAAAGTAAAGTACTTGATAAGCACAAGAATCCTCACTTTAACTATGATCGCGAAGAACCTTCTCGAATTGAGGGAGAAGAACCAGAAATCATTAAGGGCACTAATCACTTTGCCACGCCCCATAAACCTTATACATTCCTTTCTGTGTTCTCGTTCTCCGATAAGCCACATGATGAAACAGGCTTGATTGAACAAAACATCCCTAACCAACGTCTTATTTCCCGTCGCACAGAGCAGATAGACTACAATATTTCCCGTGCCAACAATTCTACGGCTTTTTCAGGTAACAACTTCACACAGGAAACCGCTAAACAAGCCGCCGTCGCACGTCAAAAAGGACATCCGTTGCTTGTGCCAGGTGGCGGGCCAATTGAGTCTGCAATGAAGGATTTCCCACCTGCTTCCATTCCGACATCGTTCTTTACTGACTTAGAGAACAGTATAGAAAATCTACGTTCAATCTTCGGAACTGCAGGCATTACCGCTTCCAATCAAGATACCAACGAGACTGCCCGAGGCATGATACTTAAACAGCAGTATGACAATACGCGGATTGGTGGTGGAATCGGAGACGCGGAAGAGCAAGTTGCCAAGAATGTATTTAACTGGTGGGTGCAGATGTACCATGTGTATTATGATGAGCCACACTTCGCATCTGTTATGGGTCAGATGAAAGCTACCGAGTATATCGAGCTTTCCTCACAAAACATTACGGGAAATCTTATTGTCTCTGTGTCCCCTAACTCGATGCGTCCTCACGACGAGATTAGTGATATGAACCAAGCTTTGTCATTGTGGGAAGCACAAGCGATTGATCCCCTTACACTTCTTACTCGGTTGAATTTTCCTAACCCTAAAGAAACTGCTGGCATGTTTATGCTGTATAAACTTAATCCTCAGTTATACTTTCAGATGAACTGGCCAGAGATTGCCCAACAAGTTCAGCAAAGTATGATGCCTCCAGCACCAGAGGTGGCTACAGGGGAAGGGCAAACACCCACACAGCCTCCTCAAAGTACTGGAGGCGTACCAGCAAGTAGTTCATTATCACAAGTACCACTTCCAAAGTAATATGAATAAATCATACAAGTCAAAAGTTCTCTCGTGGTTTAAGACATCTCAGTCATCAAAAGGAAAAGATTTTGGTTCAAAGTCTGCTGCGTTAAATAGGGCGCGTGGTAAGGCCGATTACCATGATGATGATTTTGGGGTAAGGAAATTGGGATTAATTAAAAATGGCAAATCAAAATCTGGTGAATGCAAGGCATGTAAGGCCAATCAATATAGTTCAAATCCCAAAAGTCCCCCATTGCATCCGAATTGCAAGTGTGGATTTACCAACAAGGGCTCGAAACAAATTACAAGAAGCGACTTTTAATAAATAACAAAAATACCATGTCAAAAAAAGAATGTGCAAAATGTGAGAGTGGTTCATGCAAATCAATATCCCATATCAAGGCTAAGTCTCTTAAAAAGGCTAAGTCAATGAAAGATCCGTTCGAAGGAGAGGAAGGAAAGAAGTTTTCCAAGAAATCAGAGAACATTAAGGGTAAAAATGTAAGTGATGATTAATATGGCAGACTCAATGAAGTATGAGGATTTTATAAAGAGTTCTAAGGAACGAAATAAACGTGGCTCAGAAATGCACGCCAATAAGGTTAATCTTACCAAGAAGTTTATAACCGAACCTTATGAGAAAAAGAACAAGATAGGAAAGTTTAAGTCACAAGCGTTATCAACTAAAAAGAAATAACATGAGCCACCCAGTATCATCGCATGATAAGAGTAACGAGAGAGTAGCAGATTATAAGTTTGCTCCAAAGAATAAAGCAGTTAAGTCGAAGGCACTAAAGAGTAAGATGAAGATTAAAAATCCGACAGACTTCTTTGGTGGTGCGTTTAATAAAAAGGGTAACAATGGAAGATTCTAATATGAAAGAAAAAAACGCCAATGAAATAGACAGTAAGAAGTGGGGTGAATGGGGACAGAAGAAAGAACTGTTTAAGAAAACAGGTAGTACAGAAAAGAAAGTAAAAAGTAAAGCGCTTGCGATGCACAAACTAGGTTCTGGTGTTTCGCATGTCAGCGGAAAATCTTACTCACATGAAAAAGAGGCGCTCAATAAGAAACGGCAGGGTAGTCGTGAATAGAGTACTTGCACAGTTTTAAGGTAATGGTATAATTTGTGAGTTAAAATTAAATAAACGAGCTAACCATACACTGGAGCATTCGCTTGAATAAAGCGGTGTTCCAGTTTTTCGTTTGTACAATGCGGTTGTAAAGTCTCCGCCCAAAAGCTTGAATTAAAAGTTAATCAGGTAGTACGGAATAACAGTACGGAAACCTAAAAACTATGAATGAAAAAAAACAAGCAGATGCGTTCTTAGATGACATCAAGAAAGACAGTATTGTCCTTGATGATGACGGCGTAGCGAAACTTTTTGAGAAAAAGGAAGTTACTCAACCAAAGGAACAGGCTGAAAAAGTCGAACCAGAGGAAGACGAGGACAAGCCCAAAGTCAGACGTTACAGACGTTTGGAAGAAAAGTATCAAAAGGAACGTGAAGCCAACATCGCATTACAGGAGCGCATCAAGGTTCTTTCGGAAACAGAGAGATACCAGAAAGAGAACGAGGGTGAAATAGACCCTGACCTCATCAAGGCGTTTGGAACCACGGAAGACGGCAAGGCTCTGACTAATATATTCTCAAAGAAATTTAAGGAAGTACAGTCAACCGCCGAAGCTAACGCTGAACGCCGTGTCATGGAACGAATGGCCGAACAGGAATCCAAAGCATCAGAACAAGAAGCTATCGAAAGTGAGACTATCGACCAAGCATTCGATAACATTGAAGATAAGTTTGGAGTAGACCTGTCTGGTAAATCTAAGGCTTCAAAGGACTTTCGCAACGGATTTATAGACTTTGTTGAGCAAATATCACCCAAGGACAAAGACGGAGACATTATTGAGTATGCAGACTTCGAAACCGCATATGAAACTTATTCTAAATTGGCTTCAAACACCAAGCCTAGAGAAGTATCAGAACGCCAGAAAGAGTTGGCATCACGAGGTATGACACGGTCGGCAAATACCGCCGCTCCCGAAGCTCCGAAAGGCTTGATGAGTTTCAACAAATTGAACAAGTACATTGATTCACTCAGAAATCAGTAATTTATTAAATAATATTACATAATAATATGCCCCCAGGCGCAAATATAACAACAACAACCAATCAATACCTTGCAGAAGCATGGGTTGACCAAGTGTTGCATGACAACCTTTTCTTCGGAAAGATTCTGGAGAACACTAAAAAGTGGAAAGGTTCACAAATGCTCTTCCCTATCAAATACCAGAAAGGTGTTGCATCAGTCCCATTCAATGGATTTGATGTTCTTCCTATCAACCAGATTCCTACAACGGTCAACATGTTCTTCTATCCGACTTTCGTCGCGACGAACGTTGCTCTTGCAGGTTCAGATTTGTCCATCAACAAGGCAGAAGGTAACGGTGCTTTGAAAACACTCGACCTTATGTCAGTTACCATGGAATCACGCGCACAGGATGCTGCTGATGACATCGGTAGTTACCTCCAGGGCGATGGCACAGCAGGCGATGGTAAGGCTCCTATGGGTCTTGCTGGTATCGTCGATAACGGTTCTGACCTTTCCTCATACGGAGGTCTCTCACGCGCAACCTATCAGGGTTTGAACGCAACTGTTACAGCTTCAGGCGGCCCAATCTCACTCCTTAAAGTTCGTACCTTGTGGAACAGCATTTCAGACGGCCCAGTTCGTCCTGACATGATTCTTACGGATTACAACACATGGGGTTACTTTGAACAGCTCCTCACACCTTTCCAGCGCAACACAATGACTTCATTCGAGGTCAATAAGTCACAGAACGCATCAGCATCAGGTTACTCTGACCTTATCTGGGAC